ATGAGCACTTCGACCTCTCAAAACTCAGCACTGAGCAGCTTGATCAGCTCGAGGACCTTATCGAATCAGCAGTTGTCGACGATCCGGGCACAAGCACGCTTGGAGAGACTGAAGCAGGAAGCGAACCGGCTCAGCAGTGACCTGAGTGAATTTGTTCGCGCCGCGTGGCCGATCCTGGAGCCCGTCACCCAGCTGAGCTGGAACTGGCACCTGGACCTGATCTGCGAATACCTGACACTGATCAAAGAAAACCGCTTCAAAAAAGTGTGCGGCGCGGCGATGGAAGGCATCATCTTTAATGTCCCGCCGCGGACCATGAAATCGTTGCTGATCACCGTGTTCTTTCCAGTGTGGGTATGGACCAGCGACCCGGCGCGGCGATGGATGTTTGCCAGCTACGCCGAGAAGCTGAGCACGCAGCACAGTGTGTATCGACGGAACGTGATTGAGTCACCGTGGTATCAGCAGCGTTGGGGCCACGTTTTTGCGCTGGCCAAGGACCAGAACCTAAAAGCGCATTACGAAAACTCCGCACGCGGCGTGATGTTTGCCACCGCGATGCAAGCCGCCGCCACCGGCATGGGCGGCGACGTTCTAGTGTTCGATGATCCCATGAACCCGGACCAGGCGCTCTCTGAAACGGAACGGCAGTCAGTAAATGATCGTTTCAACCAGACCTTCCGCAGCCGGCTGAATGATCCGGCCACGGGTGTGAAGATCCTGGTGATGCAGAGGCTGCATGAAGAAGACCTTACCGGCCACGTGCTCAGCAAAGAGCGCGACTGCTGGGTGCACGTGAAGCTGCCGGCCGTCGCTGAGATATCTGAAGCTATCACGTTCCCGAAGAGTGGCCGCACGGTTGAGCGTCGTCCGAATGATCTGCTCTGGCCCGGGCGTCTGCCGGCCGCGCAGCTTGCTCATTTGAAAATCGGCCTGGGCTCATGGGCCTTTGCCGGACAGTACCAGCAAAACCCGGCGCCGCTGGAAGGCGGCATCATCAAGCGCAACTGGATCCGTTTTTATCGCGAGCTGCCGGAGCGGTTTGATCTGGTGGTGCAATCGTGGGACTGCACGTTCAAAGGCGAAGGCACGGCGCGCGGCTCTGACACCGACTTTGTTGCCGGCCAAATCTGGGGCAAGAGCGGCGGCAAATACTTCATGCTTCCCTACCGGATGCATGAGCGCCTGGACTTTGGGCCAACCAAAGCGGCGATTCAAGCTTGCCACGCCGCGTACCCGCGCGCCCATGCGATTCTGATTGAAGACAAGGCCAACGGGCCGGCCATCATCAGTGAGCTGCAACAGGTAATCCCGGGGATCATTGCGATTGATCCGGAAGGCGGCAAACTGGCGCGAGCGCATTCGATCTCGCCGCTGTGGGAGGCAGGCAGTATTGAGTTGCCTGACCCGCAGATGTTCCACGTTGGCTGGGTGGAGCAGTACATACACAACATCTGCACGTTTCCACAAGCGGCGCACGATGATGACATGGACGCAACGTCACAAGCGCTGATCTATATGCGCCACAAAATGGGCGGCGGCATTCTGGATTTCTATCGCGGCCACGCGGAACAACAGAGCACCGGGCAGAACGCGGCACGCGGGCTTCCAGCAAGAAAAAGCGCACGCGGGCCGGAGACGCGGCTGACGCAGTCGATTAAAGACGCCATGAACACAACTGGCGGGACGATTATGTGCAGCAGGAACCAATATCCCGAAGTTCGCCAGGCGCTGTTGGAACTTGGCAGTGAAGCTGCACTTGCGGAAGTGAAGCGGAGCGATGAGGTGATGGGATGGGTAACGGTGTGAGGTGCTTTTCATCGAGCGCCGCAGGCGCGAAATTATTGAGCCCACCGCGTCAGCGGTGGGAAAGGTGCAATGAATGAGCAAGCCCTGCAACCGGAAGCCCAACGCGCACCTCGCGCGGCGGGAAGGGGCGGCATTCGACCCAAGTGCGATGCCTGGAAAAAAATGTCGCCCCTCCGGGGCTCAACCATATTCCCAGATCACCCAGGCCTTACGGCCTGGGCTCAATAATTTCGCGCCTGCGGCGCTGAAGCTCGCGCTCTGATACGAACCCACGTCCGCGCAGAAGCGTGGAGAACTACGATCGTGCTATGGAGCATCACAACCCACCGGCCCTTAGCCAAGAACCAAAAGCCAAAAGCAAAGAGCAATTTTTATATTCCATCAAAGGAGAACTACCTTGGCCAATACTTTAGCGACATTAAAGCACCCTGTCATCGCAGCCAATGGCGGCGCAGGCAACGCACTGGTGGGACCAGCGCCGGCTTCCGTCGTCGGCACGTTCACGGGCAACACTTATCTTGTGACTGCGAACCAGATTTCCGGTGTTGACACCAGAGACCTGGCGCCGCTGTTGCTCGCCGGCTGGGTTTAACCGGCGATTTACATTTATGAAACACGTTGTAAACCACAATCCCCATGGCCGGTTTGGTCCCGCGCGCTGCGCGGAATGCAACACGCCGCTCGGCCCGGACGACGATCAGGCCACAAAGATGTGCCGTGATTGCCAGGACACGCAAATTCAACAAGACGAAATTTTTGAGGTGAGAGATGAAACGAGTTCTAGGTAGCTTATTGGCGGCAGTTGCGTTGGTTGGATCGGTGGTCGCGTTCTTTCCCACGGCCTTTCCCGCAGGCACGGCCAGCGCGCAAACTTCCGGCCAGTTCCCCGAGATGGACAAGAACGGCAAGCCCGTGCTGCCTCGACCCAACCCGTATTTGATCTATTCACCCACGGACCTGGGCCACAGTGCGGCCCCCTTCACGGCCTCAGGGACAACGGCCCCTACCACGATCATCCGGACCGCCGGCGTCACCAAGCTGACGTATTTTATGAATTGCACGCAGCAGACAAAGCTGACCATGAACGTCTACACGGCGGACGATAAGGTGAATCCCCAGTCGGGCGATTTCACGCTCTATGCCAGTTACGATGTAGTGTTGGCCGTGCCCGCCGCTCCTCCGGCAACCCAGGTTTACATTGCCTCCGAGTTTACGCCCACTGTTACAGCGGGCACACTGACCGGCGGCTTGCCCGTGCGCTTTCCGCAAATCGCAGTCAGCTTTTCTGAAACTAATACCAATGCCACGGCTGGGACTTGCACGGACCGCGTGGTCGTTGCTTATAACTGACCATTGCATGGAGCGGGTCATTTTTCACGGTAGGGCGCGAAGTAGAAGGGCCCGAGAGATATTGAAGCATGAATACGGCATCGAGGCGCGCTCACGAGAGAGCATCGAGAGAACTCCCTGACGTTGCATCGTAATTCACACATCGTCGGGATCTTTCGCCTTCGTCCTCGCTCCCTTCGGTCGTGCAGCTTGCGCTCAAGATGACAGATTCGTGCGGTATGGATAGGACACGCAAGTTCACGTGCGGTCATGTTGAATCCCGCATGTAGGACCAGCGCTAAAGCACATCTTCTAAACGATTTTCTTTCACGGCCCTCAAGGGCCGCTCTTCCACCAATCGCAGCCGAGGGCGGCTGCGCTCTACAACGCAGAAGAAGTACAGAAAAAACCGGCGAGGGCGCTGGTGCCACACGAGCATCGAACAGCGCCGCTGAAGCACAAGGAGGGACCATGGACTACAAAGGTGAATATCGTATTGATGAAATGGGCTTGGTCCATTGGCACCAGGGGCTGGCGATCGTGGACGAAGGGATCAAGGCCGCGTATCGCCAGAGCACTCTCATTGAATTTCTCATCGAGCACAGCGCGATCATGGGCGTAAAAGTTGGGATGGCATAAATGGCGTTCTTTCGCAAAGCAAGTCCAGCCGGCGGTAAGGCAATCGAACAGGGCATACTGGCGCGCGCCGGGCGCGCGCTCGCAAACCAGCTCAACTACTGGTTCGGCCCGGACCAGCCACAACAAGTCAGCGCGCCGGAAGGCACGCAGCCGCGGACATTTGATTATCCCACCGGGTACAACATCAACCTACAGCCGCGCAATCTTGAGGCCGTGAGCTTTGAGCAATTGCGCAGCCTGGCCGATGGCTGGGACGTGCTGCGGCTGTTCATTGAGAAGGCCAAGGATTCGGTTGCGTCCGTGCCGTGGGAATTTCGCGTGAAAAAGCAGCCGGGCGAAAAGAAATCCGACTACGCCAGGCGCAACCAGAATGAGCAGCGCCTGAGCGCGATGACGGCATTCTTTGAGCAGCCCGACGGCGAACACACATGGCACGAGTGGGTGAAGATGGCGCTGGAAGATGTACTGGTGATTGACGCGCTCTCCATTGCGCCGCTGGCTGACGTCGACGGGACGCTGTGGAGCGCGGGCGAGCCCAAAGCACTGGACATTATTGACGGCGCTACCATCGCGCGGAAGATCGATCAGAACGGACGCACGCCGTTGCCGCCGTTCGTCGCGTATCAGCAAATCATCAAGGGGTTGCCGTCGGTGGACTTCACCCGCGACCAACTCATCTACAAGCCGCGCCACCTGCGCGTACACAAGTTCTTCGGCTTCTCTCCGGTCGAGCAGATCATTATGACGGTGAACATCGGCCTGCGCCGGCAGATGCACTTGCTCAACTATTACACCGAAGGCAACGTGCCGGAAGCCATCGCACAGGTGCCAAAAGAATGGAGCGCCGACCAGATCACGGAATTCCAAGAGTGGTTTGACAGCAAGCTGGCCGGCAATTCAGGGCAGCGCCGGCGCATCACATTTGTTCCTGATTCCGGCAAGATCACTTTCACGCGCGATCCGCAACTGAAAGACTCGCTCGATGAATGGCTGGTGCGCGTGGTGGCTTATGCCTTCGGCCTGAGCCCGCAGCAGTTTGTGGCGATGATGAACCGTGCGACAGCGGAAACGTCGGTTGAGCAAGCGGCGAGCGAAGGGCTGTTGCCGATTCTTACGTACGTTGCCGACGTGGTCAATTTCATTGTGCGCAAATATTGGGGCGACAGCGATATTGAATTCGCCTGGCAAACACAAAGCCAAACCGCGAACCCGGTGGACCAGGCAACCATTGATGACATCTACATCCGAAACGGCGTGCTCTCCATTGATGAAGTGCGCCACGAACTGGGCAAAGACGCTCTGGGTATTCGCAACGCCGTTATCACGACAACGCTCGGCCTGGTGCCGGTGGACGTATCGCAAGAGCAGGCGGACCATCCAGTGGAGCCGGCTGCGGCGAATACGAAATGATGACAGGTTCTTATCAGGCCCAAGCTTCAGTCATGCGATGACCCCTTGCCTCTGTCATCCTGAGCGAAGCGCGAGCGCATGCGAGCGCGCAGTCGAAGGATCCCGAGAATGTCTGCGCCATGAATGCAGCATCAAGACGTTCTCACGAGAGAACTCCCTGACGCTTCATGGCAGATGAAACATCGTCGGGATCTTTCGACTTCGGCCTTGCTCCCTGCGGTCGTTCGGCCTGCGCTCAAGATGACAGGTTAAGACGATCTGGTTTTTCCCAAGATTAAAGTGCATTTTCCAGAACATTCTCTTTTCGCAGCCGGAAGGCCGCTCTTCCACCAAGCCACAGGAGTATCCAATGAAAAACTCTCTGCACTTATTTGCCCAGTTGGCCAAGATCGATGAATCTAAGCATGAAGTCTGGGGCGTGGCCACGGCTGAGATGGTCGATAAAGAAGGCGAGATCTTTGATTACGCCAGCAGCAAGCCCTACTTCAAAGCCTGGTCGGACGAGATCGCCAAAGCCACGGACGGCAGGAGTCTGGGCAACGTGCGTGAAATGCACGAGGCTTCGGCTGTCGGCAAGCTGGTGGCGCTCAACTTTGATGACGAGCTGAAGCAAATCTATGTCGGCGCAAAGATCGTTGATCAAACCGCCTGGCAGAAATGCGCGGAGGGCGTGTACACCGGGTTCTCCATCGGCGGCCAATACGTGAAGGCGTGGAAAGACGGCGAGTACACACGCTTCGCCGCGGACCCGGCAGAGATCAGCGTCGTCGACAACCCTTGCGTTGCCGGCGCGCACTTTACCGCGGTGAAGGTGGATGGCCAGATCGAAATAAGGAAGTTCGCTATGACGAAACAAGAATTGGGCAAGACCGGCGCCAAACATTCAGCGGAGACCAAGGCGCACCATGAAGCCATCCACCAATGCCTGGGCAAGATCGCCGCGGCCGCTGCCGATGCGCAGGACCACATCAATGCCCTGATGGACAAAGACGAAGGCGGCGCGGAGATGGCCGCTTGGGCAAAAGTTCACAAACATTCGGCGGAGACGCCGGAAATTCAAACCGGAGAGCTACAAATGTTGGATCCAAGAGAAAAAGAGCAGTTGGAAAGGGCCCGCGCCGATTCCGCTTCCTCGCTCTCGAAAATTGAGGAAGTGGAAGAGACGGTAAGAGAGATGAAGAAAGGGCAGGAGCAGATCGCGGCATCCATTGCCAACCTCACCAAGATCATCGCCAAAATGGCGGGCATCGACGAGAGCGGCTCGGCCGTTCAGAAAGTCCACCGCACCAGCGCACCGCAGTTCATCACCAAAGAGCAAGATAGTGGCGGCGCCGGAGCCAACGATTTTTCCAAGTTGAAGCCGGAAGAGCGCATCCATGAAGAGATGAAGAAAGCGCTGATGAATCCGGTGCTGAGCCAGGAACAGCCCGGCTTCTACCGCGCAGCCCGATAAACCGTTTAGGTGGAAGTCTTTTTTCGACAGATTTGTATCAGGGCACGAGCTTCAGCGCCTCAGGCGCGAAAGAGGTTAGCCCAGGCCGTAAGGCTGGGTGATCTTGAGAGTGCGATTAAACCCCGGAGGGGCGACACTTGCGCACTTGCGCACACTACGTCGAATCCCACCCTTCGCAAGAACCAAGGGCGCGAAGGATGGGGCACCCAATATCAAGGTGATTCCACAAACAATTCCAACGGCAGAGATACTTTCCGCTAAGCATTTTTTTACAGGCCGCACCTGGCGCACACCAACCACTCTTTTACCAGGCTGAGAAAACGGACTACGACAATGTTCGAAGATGTGACCCAGCAGACGATTGATCTGCTGAACAGGATGCCCGCAAACGGCGCACTCTCTAAAACCACGATTAGCCAATCTCTTGCCGCAAACGGCCTGAACGCATTTGATCTGCGCGGGCCGGCGGTGAGTCTTTACCCCGTGCTCACGCCGCTGCGCAACACGCTGCCGCGTGAAATCAGCCAGCAGGGCGACACGGCCACACGCTGGAAAGCCATCGTCGGCGTTAACACGGCCAACAACCCAATTCTTACAGCGGGCGTGCAAGAAGGCCGGCGCGGCGGTGAAATTGCCGTCACCGAGCAAGATTTCATCGCCACGTACGCCGGGTTGGGACTGGAAGCTTCCATCAACTGGGAAGCTGTCTGGTCCGGTGGCAAGGTGTTTGACAACAAAGCTACGCTGACCAAGGCGCTGCTTAATTCCGTGATGATCGCGGAAGAAGCTGTGCTGCTGGCGGGAAATGCCTCGCTGGTGCTCGGTCCTCTTTCCGCTCCGGTAATCGGGACCGCGGTGGCGAACGGCAATCTCACCGTACAGACGGCAAACCTTGTCTTCTGCGTGGCGCTCACGTTGGAAGGTTTGCGCCTGGCCACCGGCAACATCAATGGCCAGGGATTGCAGCCGGTCGTTTCAACCACCACCATCAAATCTACTGTCAGCCGCACCAACATTGACGGCAGCAGCACCGTGTTTAACGGCGGCGCCTCGCAAGTGAGTCCGGCTTCGAACGCCGTGGATACCACAGCCGGCTTCAGGACCTTACCCGTTACCATCCCCGCGGTAAGGGGCGCTGTTGCTTATGCGTGGTTTATCGGTCTCGCCATAGGGACCGCCAAACTGGCCGCTATCACCACCACCAACTCCGTGGTGCTCAACACCGATCCGATAAGCACACAGGTGGCAAGCGTTTTCAGTCCGCAGGATTTTTCCACGAACGCCACCGAGTTTGACGGCTTCCTGACGCTGGCGGCCAAAACGAGCAGCGGCGCTTACTTCAAGAGCCTGGACGGCGCCTTCCTCACATCCGATGGCGCGAACGGGATCGTGGAGATTGACGCCGCGCTGCAAAGCTTCTGGGACAATGCCCGCCTCAGCCCCAATGAGATCTGGATACACTCCCAGGAAGCGCGCAACATCAACAAGAAGATCATCAACGCCGGCACCAGTTCGCTGGTGCGGTTCACCACGCAACAGGCCAACGAGCCGTTCATTATGGGCGGTACGTCGGTGGCCAAGTACTGGAACAAGTTCACCGCGCAATGGATTGACCTGAACATCCACCCGGCCATGCCGGCTGGGATGATGCTGTTCAAGACCAATGAAATTCCCTATCCGATGGCGGAAGTGGGCGCAGTCAACCTGGTCCGCTGCCGGCGCGACTACTACCAGATCGAGTGGCCGTTTGTTTCGCGCCAGTACGTCTACGGCGTGTACACGGACGAAGTTCTGGTCTGCCGTGCACCGCTCGGCTTGGGCGTGATCGCGAACATTGCCAACGGCTAAACCTTCTAGCGGTCCCACAGCCTGGTGACCGCTGGAAACCCTGATGAGTGCTGCGCCAGCACACTTCAGGCCCAAAGGGGCGCGGTGCGATTGTCCTCCCATCGCGTCCCTTTGAATCTTTCTTGGTAAATTGTTTTCGTGCTCAAGCACGAAGAAGACGCAGCCGAGGGCGGCTGCGGTCCGTATTCACACATCATTTCGCACATCCTTATATATATGTCTCCAAATGAAAGGTGAACCATGGCTGCTGCGCCTGACGATCTCTGCACTCTGGCTGAGCTAAAAGCATGGCTTCCCAACCAGGGGAGCAATGACGATACCGCGCTCCAGAACCTCATCACCAATGGCAGCCTGCAAATCCTGCAATACATTGACAGGCCGCACATTCTGGCGGGCGTGATCGGGAGCCTGAATGAAAATTATGACGGCAACGGTTCTGACCGGTTGCTACCGCGCACTTTTCCCATCATCACCGTGACTTCGGTTTCTGTGGACGGAGTTGCCATTCCGCAATCGACGACACCGCAGATAATGGGGTTCCTGTTCGACACTCGACGCGTCTTGCTGCGCGGCTTCCGCTTCTGCCGCGGCGTGCAGAATGTGGCCATCAGTTATACGGCCGGCTATGCGTCGGTACCGCTGGATCTCAAGCAGGCGGGGCTTGAGATTTTTGCTCTGGCTTACCGCCAGCGCACGCACATCGGTGAGAAATCGAACTCGATGGGCGGCCAGGTCACGCTCAGCTTTGACATGAGCGAAGTTCCGCCGCGCGCCGCGTGCGTGTTCAGCCAATATCGCAGGATCGCGCTGTAAGAGCGGGGAGAAAACAATCTGTGCTCACGTTCCGCATTGACCCGGAAAGCGAAAATCGGCTGAAGAAATTTCTTGCCACCCTTGTTCCCAGAATGATGGCAGAAGTTCACCAGACGCTCAAGTCCGCGCTTTATCAGGGCGCACAAGCGGGCGTGCAGAAATATTTTGCCGGGTCTGGGTCAAAGGGCGGGCCGACAAGCAGTTTGCTCACTTCGCGCAGCGGGGCGCTGGCCAACTCACTGCTGGCTTCCGCGGAGACCCTTGATCCGCCTTCACCCACGGACGACACGACAACAATTACGGGATATCTGGGTTCGTCCCTGCCTTATGCGCGCATACAAGAGTATGGAGGCGTGGCCGGCAGAGCGGGCCCGTTCAAAAAACCAAATGGTCACCGGCCGTATCTGCCGCCGCGTCCTTACTTGGAACCGACCATGCAGGACATGCAGTCCACACTTTCCGATCAGCTTCGCGAAGCCGTGGCGCGAGCGCTGGAGCAGAAGTAGATTTTGTTTTGGTGGAAGAACAGCCCCCCAGCTCTTGGCTTTTGGCTCTTGGCTGGTTCGTATCAGGGCAGGAGCTTCAGTCGTGCCTACGAATAAACCTTATGTCTGTCATCCTGAGCGAAGCGTGAGCGCATGCGAGCGCGCAGTCGAAGGATCCCGAGAGTGCCTGTGGATAAATGCAGCATCAAGGCGTTCTCACGAAACAGAGAAAACTCCCTGACGTCGCATGGTAGATGAAACATCGTCGGGATCTTTCGACTCCGACCTCGCTCCCTTCGGTCGTTCCGCCTCCGCTCAAGATGACAGGGCAATGGCGATGTGGGTTTTCCTAACAAGTCGACGCCTGAACCGGAGAAGAAATGATCATCGCACGTGAAACCATTTATGCCGCGTTGTTTGCGCAGTTGCAGAGCGCGCTTGGGGCCAGTTTCAAGACCATGTCGCGGCGCTGGCAGCCGCCGGACCAGATCTCACCCGCGGACCGTCCCGCACTTTATCAGGTGGAAACCGGCGAGACCGCAACCACATCGATGAAGATTGCCGGCTTGCCACTCAAATGGAATGCAAAAGTGGACCTGGTGATTTACACCGCCGGGGACACCTCATCGCTTACCCTACCCTCAACGGAGTTGAACAACTTAATTGACGCGGTGGAAGCCGCGCTTCCCAATGCCGCAAAAGCCCTGGCGCAAACACTGGGCGGAAAAGTCCACACCGCGCGCATCGACGGAAAAATTGAGATCGTAGAAAACGTTGCCGGCTCCATGGCGCTGGCGGTTGTGCCGGTCATTTTGGTCCAAGGTTCTTAAATTTCTCACTGAAGGAGACACACAAATGTTTGAGTTTGGAGCAGGTTCACTCTGGGGTTATCCGGTCGGCGGCAACATGGCGACGAACCCCACCCCAATTTCTTTTGGTACGCTACAGGATGTCTCGCTCGATATCTCAGGCGACGTCAAACAACTTTATGGTCAGCGGCAATTTCCTGAAGCCATTGCCCGCGGCAAGTGCAAGATCACCGGCAAAGCGAAATACGCGTGGATCAATGCCAAGCAGATGAATGATCTGTTCTTTGGCCAGACGCTGGCTACCGGCATGGTCCAAGTGGCCCGTGACGAAGTTCATACCGTACCGGCTACGCCATTTCAGGTGACGATTGTTCCTCCAAACTCCGGCGTGTTTGTGCCCGACTCACGCGGCGATCAAGGCGTTCGCTACACGGCAACCGGAGTACCACTCACTCGCATTCCTTCCGGCACTCCTGTCGCTGGTCAGTACACCGTTACCACGGCTGGCGTCTACACCTTTGCCACTGCCGACCAGGGCACGAACAATATCCTCATCAGCTACATGTACACTTTGGCCGCGACCGGCAACCAGATCAACGTCACCAATCAGGCCATGGGTTTTGCCCCAACTGTGCAGATGGTGCTGGAATCGGTCTACAACAACAATCAGTTCAACGTGGTGCTGTACAACTGCCTGGTCTCCAAACTCACCTTTACCACCAAACAAGAAGACTTCATCATTCCAGAAATGGATTTTGAGGCCTTCTCCAATCCGGCCGGCAAGGTGTTGGATATTTACTCGAACGAGTAGAGGAAGATCGGGGGATCGGGAGATCTGCGCGCCGCAAGCCCTTCGGTGGAAGAACGGCGCTCATGGCCGTGAAAAGAGTTGATTGTAGAAACACCCGCTTTAGCACCAGTGCACCAGGGCCAAGGCCCACCGTTGTAAAACGATCCCCCTTACGCGGCCCTGAAGGGCCGCTCTTCCACCATTTCTTCGCGCTGAAGGGCGAAAAACAATAACCTGCAAAAGATCACGCTTCTCGCTTCTCCGCGCATTTCTCTCAACCTTAACCAAATACCTGGAGGACAAATCTATGTTGAAGCAGCAAACCATTCCAACCTCGTTAGGACCACTCACCGTTTCATCGCTCACCTTGGGCGAGCTTCGCCAGCTTGATCAGCTCTTTGCCTCAGCACGGGCTGACAACACCAGCGGCATCGGATCACTCCTGAAATACATGCCTATCATTTTCGCCAGCGCGCGCAAGGTCCATCAAGACCTCACGCTGGACCAACTGGAGAACGGGCTCACGCTGGACGACTTCAACGCGGTCTTCAGCGCGGTGCTTGAGGTGAGCGGACTGAAGAAAAGCTCCGCGGGAGAAGATCGGGGGGAAGAACAGCCGGCACAGGTGGCGCCGGTCTAAATCTGGGATGGCTCTATCCGCACATCGCTACCTCTTCCGGCGGCTGGACGTACACGGAAATTGATCAGCTCACGCTTTGGGACGTGAATGAACTCATGGACTATTGGGGAGAACATCCGCCGGCCCACATTATTCTGGCGGCGGTCCACATGAAGCCGGGCGCGCGCAAGAAGAAGAAGCCGGGCAATATGCGGGAAGAGTTGTCCAGTGAGGCGGCCAAGTTCGGGCTGGGTGAAAATGCAGGGTCTCTGCCGGAAATTTATCGGAGCAAACAGGCCATGCCGAAGAATGCCCCCGCCGGGCCCCAAGGGTGAGAGCGACGGCGAAGCGTGAGTGGGGATAAGCGTGATGTTGTAGCACTCTTGCCTGTGCTTGCACTCTCAAGCAGGACGCTTTGACACAGACAGGAGTGCCTGTGCCCACATATGTTCTGTGGCCCAGCCGCGAAAAAGCGCTTGTGCCAGGACTCTACTTTTGCTATGCTTTCGCCCCTGGAGGACAAAGCATTTTATGCCAGCTTGCACTCAATGCGGCGCACCGTATGATCCGAGTTCTTCGTTTTGCCGGGGATGTGGCTCGGCCTTGCCAGTGCCACCTCCGCCCGCGGTGTCGGCTTCGCCCGCAGTGTCGGCCTTACCGCCTCCGCCCGCGGCCGTCGCGGCGAATCCGCCCTCCCCGGTCGTGACGCAGGCGCCGCGGAGCACGGGCAGAAAGGTACTGAAGATCGTCGGCATCACTGTGGCGGTTTTTTTTGCGCTCTTTATTGGTCTGGCCATCCTGGGCGCGATTCTCGGCGGCGGCAAGAATGGCGCAGGCAACAATCGTGCGGGCAACAGCAATAAAGATAATTCCGCCAACGGCGCGGCCACAACACCTTCAGATCAGAAGGCCTCCAAACCAGGACAGAACAACGAACCGTGGGCCCAGCCTACGGCGGAGCAACTGGCCAAGGTACAAGGCTCTGACCTGAGCAAGGAATTCGCCACCAGCGCATGGCGGGTACAATCGCTGATTGCAAACGCTTACGGCTCGCGCATGCTTGGCTTAAACGTCCGTGAGGGCATGGTGCTTCCCTCGGACGAGGTCATGCGCGATGATCTAAAGGCAAGCAAAAGCAGCATTCGCAACGCCGCCGACCAGCGCGCCTATGACCAGTTGCATGCGTTGTTGTGGCTGCTCCACGTTGGCCCCAACTTCAAAACGAACGATCCCCGGGACTATCGTTACACTATTTATCGGCCATTTTTTGATGCGGCCGGCGACTGTGCCTCCGCCATGTTCACAAATTTTTCCGGCAACACAGTAACACCTGGTGTGGGGAGATGCCTGAGCGAACAGGTCAAACTAAAGAACACCCTCGATAAGGTCAAGGTTCACAACTGGGACGACTTCTAGACCGAAGATCCGGACGTAGAGATGTGGCATTGCCACGTCTCACTGTTGGCCCCTCGATGATATTTGCTTTCACAAGAGTGTTTGCAATCGCCCGGATTGGCAACGTGCGATGCAACAGGTGCGGACACTCTTAGTAGCGCTGGTAGTGAGACGTGGTGATGCCACGGCTCTACGTCTGATTTTTTCGTTGCCCTCGCCCCCCGACTGAAGTCAGGCCCTGTTACGAATCATATTTTTGAAACACACTCTCATACTTCGCAGCCTGCGGGCTGCTTTTTGTTTGCCTAGATAAAAAGAGAAACATTTGCGGAGGTTAAAGATATGGGTCTTGCACCTGTTGTTGCTCCGATTGTGGTTGATGCTGCGGGCGCGGAAGCTGGGGCAGCGAAAGCCGCAACCGCTACTGATGCCGCCGCAGGCAAAATGAAGGACAGCGTTGCCTCAGCCGGAAAAAGCATCGGCGATTCCATGAAGGAGGCGGCGAAGAGGGTCGGCGAAGCCGTCGACGAAATCTTGACAAAGTTTATCGGCGCTGGAATGGGCGCGAATGCAGCCGCGGAATCGATCGCGTCAGCCTTGGACAAACTGTCCGGGGTCTCGATCCTGGGCCCGATCGTCGAAGCCACGGACAAAGTAAAGGACTTTGTCCTCAATTTGAAGAATCTCTCCGGCATCGTGCCCATGAGCGTGGAAAACATTGTTGAAATCAAAGGCGCAATGGAGGAGGTTGGCGCGTCGTCAGAACATGTGCCCGACATCCTACAGGCGCTGGCGGCGAGCATGAAGAAGGCCACCAAAGAAGGCGACGAAAACGCAACAAAGTTCAAGGAACTCGGCTTTTCCACCGACGACTGGAAAAACAAGATGCCGAGCCTCACCAGCGTTCTGATACAACTGGCTGAGCACATCAAGAACAGCAAAGATCCAATGGGAGAAATGACCAAGGCCCAGGAACTGCTGAGCGACAACTTCAAGGACATGATGCCTCTCATGAGCCAGGGAGGAGCCAGAGTAAAGGAGTTGACGGAAGCGCACGCGGAAAATGCCAGGGCCGTCGCCGGCAGCGTGGAAACATTCCAGCATCTGCACAAAACGGAAGCCGAACTTGCGGACAAAATGCAGACCCTGCTCATCCCGGTCTTCAAGTTTCTGGCGGAAGCACTGGACAACAACCTGCAAGGGGTCATCCTGCTCATACGGGGGATGATCGACTTCGGCCACACAGTAGTTGCTGAAGCCAAGACCGTCATTGATGCATTCCGCGCACTCAACAAGATCACGGTAGACCTGTTCCGCCCGGTCTTCGAATGGCTTAACGGAATGGTCATCCAGGTCATGAACAAACTCCGCGACTTGGGACAGTGGTTTGTGAACATCGGCCACATCGCGCTTGACGCCTTCACCAAGGTCAAGAATTTCTTCGCCGACCTCCTCCAACCCGTGTTCAAGAGAGTCGGTGAGGCCGTGGACTGGGTCGTCCAGAAATTCGACGTTCTGAAATCGTGGATTGGAAAAGTCAAAGACGCCATCTTTGAGATGGCCAAGCCGGTCATCGATGCCTTCAACGCCATCGCCAAAGAGATCGGTGACTTTTTTCACATGCACTGGGGCGATGTGGCCAAAGACGCGCGCGAAGCTGCCGCCACTTTAGGAGCGGACGTAAAAAAAGTTCTGGAAGCCGCGCAAGGACCGGCGCCCGCGGGTCCGAATGAGCAGTTTGGAGCTTCTGTTTCGGCCACAGTGTCGGTTGAAGGTAAGAAAACAACCGAGGTCAAAGACGGCGTCGCCAAGCGCACCGCCGCTGTCAAGCAGGGTGAAACCGCGTGTACCGCTGCCATCCAGATGGCCGGAGCCGTAGCGGTTGCTGCCACCGGCGCCGCCAACGCCCAGGTGGTCAAGAGTGATAAGGACGCCGGGGTGCAGGCCGTGTTCTTCGAGCAGCAGGTGGATTTACAGAAGCTTGGGCTTCTCGCCAGTTACACCTCAAAAGTAAAAATCATTGACGGCAAGGTGCTGGCCGATGCCGAAACGGCGGAAAAGAAATCGCTGGAAAAGCGGAAAGAGACTTTCCATAAATACTTTCAGGCCATCAGCGGCTACTTCACCACATTCATCAACGGCATGATCACCGGCAATCAGACGGCCGCCCAGGCTTTTTCCAAGATGGTCACCGACATGGCCAATCAGTTTCTCCAAGGACTGGAAAAACAACTCTCCGCTTTCATTGAGAAGAAGCTGATGGAAGTGTTCATCCACGAGAGTGCGGAGAAAACCAGGACGCAGCCAACCAGGCGTCTCATGCCAAGGAAGGTGAACGCACAGCCTTCTCCGCGGCCAAGCATGCTTATGATTCAGTCGTTGGCACGCCGTACGTCGGCCACATCCTTGCTCCGATCGCCGCGGCGGCGGCCTTTGCCGGTATAGTGGCCCTGGGTTCCGCCGAAGGCGGGCAATACCTGGTTCCCGGACCGCAGTTGACTATGCTGCACGCGCAAGAAATGGTCCTACCCGCGGGACTGGCGGGCCGGATGCGGGATGTAATCGATGGCGGAGGCGGCGGAGGTGCAGGCGCTGTCCACGTCCATATGAACGTGAACGCCATTGACTCCAGTTCGTTCAAAGATACTCTGGGCCGGCATGGACACATGATCGGTGAGCTGGTCACGAAGGCGATGAAGAGAAAAGGGATGAAGTGATACGCGGCGGATCCCGCTGCATATCGGCCATCCGGTATCCGAGCGAACGAACCTGTTACCCCAAACATGCTCCCCAGGGATAACTCTCATGTACGTGGCATCGGTCTTTGGCTGTGCTTTCGTCCTTGGAAGGAATACTACCTCGCATGGCAGTTTGTACGTGGTGGTGCACCAACGATCCGGCTGGCGACATCGGTTTCGCGAAAGAAAAACGAATACCAATGTCTCTTCCCCAAAAGCCTCTTGTGTGGCACACTGATACCTCCCATCGGGTTGTACCAATACAGGAATCTGTTAGCCGACTATGACGATGATTATTGGTCGCGGGTCAGAGCGTGATCGTGCCGCACTGCAATTGTTTACTACTGCCAATCGCTCCTATATTGAGAACGAGCGCCCCGATGAGGAGCGTGCCGTTGAGGGGCTCCAAGCTGCACTTCGATTCGCGAAAGCTATCAGCCCAACAGCTAAATGTCGTTCCTTAACAGCGATGTACAACTGTTTGGGCCTGGTTTTTGCGTCCCGGCGAACGATGGTAGATTGCAAACATCTCGATGTTATCCTCCGCGATGATGGATTTTCCCCGATCCCAAAAGTGCAAGCTATGGAGGGTGATGTCGTTGTCTACCGAAGAAATGGCATCTCACAGCACGTTGGGATCATCTATGAATTGCGGGATATCAGCTTGCAGCATAACGGGTCGCAGATCGAGTTTTGGGTGCTCAGCCAATGGGGCGAGGACGGCGAGTACCTTCACAAGATGGGAGAAGTGCCCACAATTTACGGCAACCAGTTGGAGTTTTGGAGCGAAAGGAAGCCTATACGGTGAGCTTTTCTGCGGCGTTGCAACAGATCGAATCTCATGACTTTGCTGCGCATCTCGGCGTAGCAAATAATCTCGAAATGCTATACACGCTCGCTGGTCAAGAGCAAGTGGTGAAGGAACTGACCACTTCGCTGCTTGACTATACCGTGGCTGTCCGCCTGCTGACACATGTCGGCTCCATAATTCAGGAACAGGAAGACGTTCGTTTTCGGAATCCCCGAGATGCGGCGATTGCTGTTTATATCTGGGCTCTGGCACAATCTCAACCGGCGCTCGCGGGGCTCGCAGCATCCGCTGCACTGAATGCGCCGCGGCTTTGGTGGGCAAAAAGAGCAGCTCTTAATGTAACTAGTGGTACCTGGATGGAGGGTACCGCTGAGGCGGGAGCGCACAAGTTAATGACAAGAGCCACCGACTGGAAAGATGGTGGAGCTGGTCGGAAGGACGTTCTCATTGTAAGCGACCCGGGAAAAGATATGATCCGTGCGGGGCGAGTACTCCAATCGGAGCTTCTGAATCTGAACACGAATAACTTAGAGTCGGTGATCACAGACGCCGACTATTCAACGAACGCCGTTTCAGAACAAACCGACGTGATACGAAAATGATCCGACATTCGTGGAGTTTACTGTGTAGCCGTTGCATCACCGACCCGACAAGCAAAAACATCACATTGGTTGAGGTGCTTGAGCAGATCAACGCGCCACCAGGTACGGCCTTTCCGACCATGGCTCCTGTCCAGACTGACTTTGTGAGCACATGGTACAGGTCTGATCCGAATCAGGGCGAACGAGGAACTGGCAGGATAGTTCTGAACGATCCGGGCGGAGCGTTGTTGGATACCACACAGTTTGCCATCGACTTGACTTCCTTCTTTCGCTCCCGGATAGTCACCCGTCGATCCGGGATTAGTCTCGTTGGTCCAGGCGTGTATCATTTCACTGTCGATTTCAAACAGGAAGGTCAGGAAGAGTGGCAGAATGTAGCACGCATAGCGTTGAATGTAACAATTGCAGAGGGGGCAATCACATTGCAAGGCAGTGCTCTCACAACGCAATGAAGGGCGCAAACAAGCGTCTTACTGGATACAAGGCGAGAGCGAATAACCGCGACTAGGAACGACCTTTTTTCTAGCCACTACCATTGTACCCAGTGGCCTTTCGCTTTTCTTACTCCTACGCTATAATCCTCCGCCAGGGAGGCCATAGCCATGGCATTTTGCAGGAAGTGTGGTGCAGCGCTGAACGAAGGTACGGGCGTTTGTCATGCGTGCGGCGCGGCGGATGTCGCACCCGCGGGAACACCGCCAGTTGCTGTACCGGCTAAGAAGAAAAGCCGCGTCAAAACAATTTTGCTGGTGGTCGCAGGCGTTTTTGTAGGACTAATTGTCCTCAGCATGTTGGTGCCACCGGCGCCCAAAAGTTCCTCCGCGTCCAAGCCGCCGGACACCAGTTCATCCGCTCAACCCAGCGCCACGCCGCAGCAGCAGAAAACCGAGACGGCGTCTTCCCTTTCTCCGGAGAAACAGGAGGAAGGATCGCTTCTGTTGGGAGCCATTGGCGCGAGACAGATCATGTCCATGACGCCGTATCCCAGCAGTCTTGAATTCAATGCCATTGGTGTGATGGAAAACAACACCGTGTGCTATGCGTATCACGCCCGCGACAAGCATGGCGAAATGAAAGTGGGCCAGGCGGTCCTGACAGACACCGGAGAGTTCAAGAACTACACGGACAAGGACTTTACTCCGCTCTGGGACAAAGAGTGCGCCCACAAGAGCGGCAAAAGCGTGACAGCAAAAGTCGTCGAGGTGCTGAACGCGTCCCTCAAGTAGACCACCGCGCTGAAGCGGACAATAAGACTTCCATCAAGCAGCCTGCGGGCTGCTTTTTTATTTCCTTACAAAAAGGCATCAAGTGAGCAATATCCTGTTCCCCAAAATTCGCGGGCTGGCCTGGGACATCACCAAGGCACCCACTTTCAATACGGAAATCCAGGAGTCATTGGCTGGACGCGAAGTGCGCATACAGAACTTCCAGAACCCCATCTGGGAATTCACGCTGCACTATGAGTATCTGCTGAACGATCCCAAGGTCCGCGATGAAAACGAACAGACGCCTCTGGAATGCCATCAATATCACTTCGCAAACCACAATTACGATGACCGGATGTTCAGCGGGAAATGTGCTACACATAAAATTTGGACGCGATAATACCGACACCTCAACCGCCACGGTAAAGGTCTTAAACGTGGCATTCACGATTCGGAGGTCGATGTGAGAAAGCGGACCCTCACTCTCTTTCTTCTGCTGGTGTGTGTTGCGCTGGCATTCGCAACAAGCGCAGGCCCAACCCTAGCCGGTACGGGTGGTACTTCCGGAGGCTGCGACGGGGGCACAACATTTTGCTGGTCAAACCCCAGCAACATCACTGCGAACGATGGTACGTTTGCCACGGTTCTGCTAGCGACTGGTGGTGCTTCCAATGAGTTACAGGGAACTAACTTTGGGTTTTCCATTGCAGCCGGATCTACTATCAACGGCATCACGGTTGAGATTTTCAAAAAAACGGTCTCCGGAGTTGGAGCTCCTGCTGATGTGGACGTGACGATTCTCAAAGGCGGTGCAGCGACAGGAAGCAACCTAGGACACACTGGTATCGGCAATACATGGTTGAGCGCGGGAGGTATTGATACCTATGGCGGCAGTACGACATTATGGGGAACTGCATGGGCTCCTTCTAACATCAACGCTTCTAGCTTCGGAGTACAAATTAGTTGCAATGAAGTTACAGGCTCTTCAAGTACCACCGCTGGAGTTGATTTCATGCGCATCACCGTCACGTTCACGCCTCCGCCTGGTGGTGGACACAGAATCATTCAAACCCAAATCCGGAACGGGATCCTCAAGCAACGCCCTGCATAGATACCACATAACATCAACGGGGACGTGAGGACTGTACCATCCTTTGAGCTTTTGGTTTTTGCAAAGGGCGGATTTAAGAGCATTTGCAGTGTGCATGTGAACTTATACGTTCTTCATGATTCCTCTTTAAGCTGTCACTCTGAGCGATGTGCCCAAGTCTCCAGCGCCGGGAGTCGCTAGAACGCAGCTCTATTCGCGCTGTTGTGGAGTGCGGATAAGGGCGAGTCGAAGAATCTAGGCATTTAAAAGGTTACCCATGAACTTTGATTTGACGTTCCATACCGCAGAACTGCTTACCATCATGACCGCTGCGGGATACGTAATCCGCGCCGCCAACCGCGTCTTTACTGTACTGAAAGATTTTCCCCCGCACCGTCACATTAATGGCTCGATTGTCTATCCGGAAGGTTATGAGCCCACTGTCATCCAGCACCTCTATCCGGACAAGCGTAGCGGAGCCGGAGCAAACTGAAATCTATTTGGAGGAACGCATCGCCATGTCCGATTTCGCACTCGCATTTGAACACACCATGAGCTTTGAAGACGATCCCCAGCACCCGGGAAAAGTTACGCATGACGCCGGAGGCCGCACGCGCTTCGGCATCGCGAACAAGTTCCATCCCGGTCTGCCGGAAGAATTCTGGACTGGTCCGGCCGACGAAGCTCGCGCCCAAGCTGAAACAATTGAACTGGAGCAGTACTGGAGGCCGCTCAGTCTGGACGACGTTGAAGCTCAAGCTGTTGCATCGAAGATCTTCGATATGGGCGTAAACATGGGCGTGCATCAGGCTGCTATCCTGTCTCAACGTGCGGTGAATTTTGTGCTCTCCATCACTGGAGCACAGGCGCTTCCACCTGCGACTCGACTGACCGAAGACGGCGTTATCGGTTCCACAACACTGTTGCATCTCAACAGTCTAGATCCAGCAGATGTGCTCAAGACTCTCCGGGCTTTCGCTGATGCCTACTATCGGCACATCGTCGGGGTGAACCCCTCACAAGCCGTGAACCTGGACGGATGGCTGCGTCGCGCCGCAGTATAAGATCGGCTTAAATAATCGAAACGAGAAATCTCACAATAACTCTCTGTCCCCATCATTGCAATCAACATCCTTTGGATGTTTCGACTTCTTTCCCTTCTGCGCTGATTTTTCTGGGCAAACAAAGAAAACGCAGCCGAGGACGGCTGTGGTCCAGCTTTAGTTTTTTTGCGGCTTGCCAGGAACAGTCGCAGATGCCACGCTCTGTTCTCTTGATCGGCCTTCTATTTCACAACCTCCAACTTCAAACATCCAAGGGGGACCTATGCTCCGATTTGTACTCTTCATTAGCTTGGTAGTTCTGGTGGCCCTGTTCGCGATCACCTTGCACGTCAATTTTCTTGTGGCACTTCTTTTTCTTGCGCTTGGCGGGCTGCTCACCAGCACCAGTGAAGACCAAGTGGGATACAATTTCATTGACTGTCTGAAAAACCGCATTCTTGCGCTCTTTGGCTGGTTCCAGAGTTACGGCCATGCAAAGGTGGCCACCCTGAAGGCGCGCGCGGCAAAGATCGCCGGCGAGATTGAGACGGAAGAAAAGAAGATTGATGCCGTTATCCGCCGGAGGCTGTGATGCTCACCGCGTTGGTTCCCTTCCTCGGCAACAAGTGGGCCAAGCTCGGGATTGAAGTTGCTCTGGTGGCCGCGCTTGCCTTGGGCATCCGAGCGTACTTTCTGGCCGAAGGCAAACGCGCCGGACGTGATGAGGCTGCACAATCGCAGCAACAAGAATTGGAAAAGGCCCGCCAGCAGGACCGCAAAGACATGCAGTCGGTGGTCGACAAAGCCAACGGCGCCCTGGCCGACGCCGCAAAACAGCGCCAATCCGCAAAGGACACGCTGCAAAAACTCGCTGGCTTCCTGGGCGACCTGGCCAAGCAGCACACTGCTGGTGAAAGCAAAGTGGCCGCGCTTCCCGACGCCGATCTGCATGGATACGTCGTCAGCGCGCTAAACCTGCGTGCCGCGGGCGACAACTCCGCCGGCTATCTTCCCGTGGAAGAGCGCGCGCTGGCCGGATGCGTTACACAGTATCCGCTGTGCCAGAAACAGATTCAGACGGAAGAGGAGAAGATTGCCGCGGAGCAAAAAAACACAGCCGCGTCTGACCAGGTGGGCGCAGCGCGGCTTGACGCTATCAAAGCTAAAGACGCTTACATTGCACAATTAGAATCCGCCTTTGCTACGCTCTATAATCTGCAGCCGCCAAGATATCGCGCGGCAAAATGCTTATGGATGTGGAAGTGCGGGAAACGGACAGCCAGCTCGCCGAGTCATGACATTAAAGTGGTACCGACAGCGGGAACGTGAGTGCAGTCTTCCGCGTTTTATCTCTGAGAAGATCATAAAAGTACACAGGCAAGATAAGAACGCCCGTGCTACACAAGCGTGGATTGATTGGAACTGTCTGAACCACGTCAACTATGTTGCACAACCGCCAGCTGTGCAGTAAGAACAGCGCCATCAAACGGTCTTGAGAAACTCTCGAGTACAGGTGACCCCATGCATGACAACTTCAAAGGCTTCGCCGGATTCTGGCGCGGAGTGTTCTCTGAGCCGGACGGTACGCCCAGCTTCTCACGCGTGGCCACAGCCGTGGTCGTCGCCTTTGCTTGCGGATGGGTGACCGCGCTGGTCCATCACAATCACGTTCTGCCGGCGCTGATTGAACTTGGCGGATTCGTCGGCGTGCTCTACGGAGCAAATCAGATCCGTGCTGGATGGGGTAAGAACGGCCCGCCGCCAGGACCGACTGGAGTATGAACCGCTGAAGACTCGCAACGTTGTTCTCCGCGCTTCAACGCGGAGAGATGGTGGAAGTGCGCCCCTTCAGGGCCACGTGAAAAGAATCGTTTAGAGTATTGGGCTGAAAGCTCTAGTAGATGCATGCTCCCAAAGAACTCTTGGTTCCCTTTAGCCATGAGTAAACCAACAATTGGGCCGGTGCCAATAGGGTCACACTCTTTTTCCAGAACATATCTTCCACGGCCCGAAAGCGCCGTTCTTCCATCATTTCTTCGGGCAACAAACGAAGACAAAGACTGTAAAGCGCAGAAAACGCGGCGCTGACGCGCGAGCACCCACCCACCATTTTACCGTCCGTGTACTGCACCACCACGTTGGTCATAGCGGTGCATTATGACACGCACAGCATTAGACCTATATTTAAATAAGGATAGCAAGGCGACACTAACACACATGTTAATAGTTAGGTGAATATTCTTACTGACTAATCTGTGTGACTGTAGTGTTGCAAGCCTTCTGATTTCCCTTGAGCCACGATCTAGATACTATCTACAAAACTATATTCCATTTCACCACTTTCTTTACCATCTCACGCAGCCACTCCCATTTCGAGGATCGGCGAAGAATACCGATTTTTTCTTGAGTACCGTATATCATCTGCACTCTTAGCAGCGGAAACCAACTGCCTTTAGCTTGTCACTTTGTTTTACTGTTCATGACATGTTTGAACATTGCAGTTTTTTAATCTTTAACTTCCTCATTCACAAGTCGTCAACAAAAGATGTGCATAACATAATAAAACTCTGCTACATTTGGGGCACCGAGCAACTCAGAACCACTAGATTTTGTGGTTGCGAAGGAAAAGCGAATAGGCTACTTTTGGGTTCCCCTTTGGGCCCTAACCGCAGAAATGTAAGAGGACAATTAAGACAATGCTCAGCGCCACGCAGTTTGCCGAACTTACTTTTGAGCATGCCGCCGAAGAATGGCTTGAATCAAAGAAACTATATACCGTACCGAAAACTATTAAGTCCTATCACGATTATTTGCACCGAGCCAACCATGGATTCTCAGGCTTGAAGCTCAAAGAGATCCACATTGGCCACTTTGAAGAATATCAAAGAAGGAATAATAAAAAATATCATCCTACTGCTGTTAACCATGACCTGAATGCAGTCTCCCAGATCTTGCGCAAAGCCAATTTGTGGAAGCCTATACAGGAGCACTACAAGCCCCTTAAGACTCCAAAATGGCATCCACCCAAGGTTCTTACTGAAGAGCAGGAAGATGCATTCTTTAAACTAGCGGCATCAAACTATGACTGGGCGCTGGCCTACTGGGTGGCGAGCCTGACCAGCAACACATCGGCTTCGGGAGTGGAGTTGCGAATGTTGCAGCTCAAGCATGTGCTGCTTGACCAGGAAGACCCAATTCTTTACATCCCGGACGGCAAGAACCAATACCGGCCACGGACAATCTGGCTGAATGAAGTTGGCGTAAAGCAAATGCGGCGCATGCTGGACCGCGCTTCATCGCTCGGCGCCACCCAACCAGACCACTACATTTTTCCCTTCCGAGTGAAGCGCAACTTCTATGATCCCACCCGGCCAACTTCAGAATCATGGCTCAAGAAGATCTGGAAGAAATTGGTGGACTCGGCTATTGAGCAGGAGATCATTCCCTTCCGCATTACTCCGCATGATCTACGTCATCAGATCATCACCAAGTTGCTGGAGGCAGGGACTCCGGAAAACACCGTGATGGCCATCGCAGGCCATGTCCGACGGGAAATGCTGGAGCACTATTCGCACACTCGGATCGCGGCAAAGAAGGCGGCGCTGTCTGCTATCATGCCGAAGAAACGGGGCGCAAACGTCGGCTTTTGAAGCACTGGGTCAGTTTGAACATTTGACTGACCCTGCGCTGACTCTGACCTAAAGATCGTTGTCACGCTCTGAGCACGAAGAAGTCTGCACGCGCGACGTCCAGCCCGAGCCCTGGCCTGGACACACGAAACATAAAAGCGATAAAACGCACTAAATGACCTTGCAATCACGCTGGCCCCAACGATGGCGGCCGCCTTCGATAGGCAACCGTGTTCCGGCAAACACCAGCGCCGATTCCGATTGTGGTGTCTCTAACTTTGGTGATGCTCACGTCCTGCTTCCGCCCCCTCTCAGGGTTTTATCCAGCTTCAGCTGCGCCTGGTTTTTTACTCCACCAGCTTCCCGTGAAAATGCAGACGATTAGATCGCAGTATTCAGCCGGTACAAACCCAACGCCTTTTCCACCACAGTCACCGCTGCCAGTCTGCCGCGGGTGCGCAACCACCATCTGGCCTAACATATCTCGCCGACGAATTGCTCATACCATCCCGTAGGCCCGATCTGCGAACCGCAGTGTAAGGATGATTAAAATCTAGACGGAGCATATCTAGCAAACTCACGTATGCGAGTCACGCACATCGACTCGTCCAGTAGTCTTGGCCACTTGTAGCTATTTTTTGGCTTGTGTGTAAGATCACTTCTCATATCTTTGAGTTTTGCTCGACCCATCTCGCGTCGGTGCAATTTTGAGGTGAGCTCATCATCTTGTTCCTCCGCCTCAATATGTGAAGACTCACTAACTCCACGGACCCGCGCAAAGATTTCTCAACCAGCCTTTCGGCAAATTGCTGGATGAACCCCTTCGGTACGTCACGCAAGCCGAACAAAATCGAAATGGGTGACGTCGATTGCCCGGTTGACGGTGGGAGAAGTGGTGACCATCGACGGCAACGCGTTCAGAGGCACGCGCCAGGCAGATGGCAAAGCCATCGTGCATCTGGTTTCTGCCTGGGCCAACGTCAACAACATGGGCTGGCCCAACGTAAGGTCGATGACAAGTCCAACGAGATTACTGCGATTCCCCAGCTGCTTCGGGCCCTGGAGTTGAGCGGGACGGTAGTGACAATCGACGCCATGGGCTGTCAAAAGGCCACTGCTGAGAAGATCGCGGGGAAGAAGGCTGACTACATTCTGGCGGTGAAGGAGAACCAGCCACTGCTGCTGGACGACATCAAGGATTCCTTCCAGGTGCTGGCTGCCGCCGTCTCGGAGCAGATCGACTGCGGTTATGGACGCGTCGAACGCCGCACCTGTTCGGTGTTCGGTGACCTGAGCTTGCTGGAAAAGCCTGCGGAGTGGGCTGCGCTCCGCAGTCTGGTGCGCATCAGGCTGAACGATTCCACAAAGCCACCGGCATACCTGAGCGCGAGATCCGCTACTACATCAGCAGCCATTCGCCGATACTGGAGCATCGAAAACAAAACTGCACAGGGTGCTTGACGTGGCCTTTGGCGAGGACCTCAGCCAAAAACGCTCGGGCCATGCTGCCCAGAACTTCTCCGTGGTGAACCGCATCGCTCTGAGCCTGCTCAAGCAGGACAAAACCTGCAAACTCGGCATCCACGGCAAACACCTACTGGCCGCTTGGGACCACCAGTACATTCTCCATCTCCTCGGAGTCGAAAATTAA